TTTTTTATGATAGCTCTACTTTTATAAACAATACCCACAACATACAAAAACCCGCAGTGCATAGCACTGCGGGCAATAGCGCCAAATTATTTGGAGTACAATTCTACTGTTACACTAAACCATCATAACCATTGATTGTACAGCACTAAATGCCTTAAAAAGTTGAGTAACAGTTGAGTAACGTTACGAGCTTAATACAAGTTTTAACGATTTATATAATATATACTATTATAAAAATCTAGTCGATTTCTTCAATTTTATAAGATAACATCAAATCGTCAATAAGACCCCTTACACCTTCTTCGTTGTATTCTTTCGGATCGAGAATGACTTCAGCTATCCAGTCAGCCGTCCAAACGTAGTCAACACCTTCAGGCCATTTGAAATCAGGAAATTCATCTTGCATATCGCACTCTTCCCATTGAGCCTTGTCCCATTTACCAATGCAAGGGGATTGATGCATTTCACGTTCATATATCATTTCCCATGCTTCTTTATAAGATTCTACTGTTCCCATTTCTCGATGTTGATTAGATGTACAATTAATCACTTTTAGCATTTTTATTTCCTCCCCGTATAACCGTTCCATAGCTTGCCTAGTTACTAACCAATTCTTGCCAGACTTTCTGTATTCTCCAGGCTTGAATCCATTTTTAACGCGGCCTCTACAATTCTGTTTTAAAGCATCAGCTGTAATATTCCAGCGTTTTGAAGCTTCCTGAAGAGTCATAACATCGTTCAATTCCACTTAAATCACCTTCAAAGACATTAATAAATTATAAATAGATAATACTAAGGCAATAATCCCTATTAATAAAGATATTCTTGTAATCATATTTATCAGTTGATATAATTAAGGGGGAAGAGTGGAGCCCTTTCGGGCTCCTGTGGTTACTCTTTTGTAATTGCTGTAATCACCGCAGTCGCTAGTTGGATGATTGCTATTATTAAGGGTAACCACTTTTTTAACTTCTTTAACCTTTTCTTACTCAACTTTTCACCTCCTTTCTACATCTTTATTATACCCTATATCGGGTATAATGTCAACAAAATAATCACAAATTTTTACGAAAAAAAAGACCTTACTGGGAATATATTCCTAGTAAGGTCTTTTGTGTATTTACCATCAATCCACACGTCCGCCCTCGTATGGTAGGGAGATATATGGATCACCTCTCAGTCATCGACGAATTACTACTCCGATTGTCGCACCCGCTCCCAGTATTTGGGATAGGTTGCGTTGCATTCGTAGTCGTTTGATTGTTTTCTTGTCGTTCTCTATTTTGTTCTTCAATTCGTCTATAGAGCTCGACATTTCTGACAAGGTAACTTCTTGCTTCATTGATAGCATTTTGGCTTTCATTAATTCGGTTTCCAATGTCGAGATTGTATCGTGTGCTTTGCTCAACTCTTCCTTTTGCTTCATGACTAAGCTCTGTGCTTCTGTCAATGGAAGATTGGATGTCTCGATTAAGCTTAATGCTTTCTCGTTGTTGCTTTTCAATTCGTTCCACTGACTCACGGGCACGCTGATAGTTGCTTCCGTTTGGTTGGTAGAATATGTATCCGAGGCAAAGGATGAGGATGAACCCAACACCACCGATAATAATATAGCGGTAAGTAGGGTGATTAAGTAATACTTTGATTTTGGCATACATTATTCCCCTCCTGTTGCGTAATCAGTAATGCCCCTTGCGATAGCACGCACTATAGTATCAAGGTCATTGTTAAGTAGTGCTAGGTCTTCATCATTATCGATGAAGGCCATTTCCACTAATACGGCTGTTGCATCCGTGCCATTTAGCACCCATAAATCTTGCCGTTCTTTTACGCCCCGATCAACCGTATTAATGCTACGGATAATTTGACTTTGAATGTCGTTTGCTAACCGTTGCCCATTAAATGACTTATACAAAGTTTCTGTGCCACGAGCTTGCGTATTAAAAGCGTTACAATGGAGCGATACGAATATATCTGCGCCCCATTCATTAGAAGTTTCACATACAAGACCTAAGTCATCATTCTGTAAAGTTCTAACTTCACATCCTGCCGTTTGTAAATAACAAGCCAATAACTTACCCGCATCACGAGCAACGTCGCATTCACGACGTCCTGTGTTAGGATTTACTGCTCCAGAGTCCAGGTCAATATCATGACCTGGATTTATAAATATTTTCGTCATTACTACTACCTCCTTCTAATTTATCAGGAACACCATTATTGTTTCTATCCAACCAAAGTCCTAAGAAGCCTACTACGGCTGTCAATACACTAGGAATAAATATGTGGTCAATAATATTGAGCCCAACATCAATCAGCTTATTAGTTTCACTTGATACATAGCCCCTAGCAAATGCCATAACATACTCTGTTATGACTAGCCAAATAGGAATTAGCATAACAAGTACTAGAATCCGTGTCGCTAGTACTCCAGTAGGTCTAATATTAGCAACACGAACAGCACCATATGCTGATTTCAGTCGGTTCATGATTTGATATTTCATTATCAGTCACCTCCTATATCATCGGTACTGAGCGTGATACTTCTTCCTATTGGCATATTGTTTAGGACTTGGATATGCATCAATTCAGTACTCAGACTCTGAACTGTGTTTTCGAGGTTATTAAGCCTATGAAATTTCGCTGCATCTCGTTCTTCCAGCTTGACCAACTGCTTTAGTATTTCCTGATTGCTTTTTGTTAAATCAGCGATACTATTGATAGCATCAGATAACTTATCGTCATAGTCCTTACGCTGCTTATCCATGCGTCGAGCCAAATGGTCGTCTAATTCTTGCTTAACCGCAACTAGCGAGGTATGTTCTAAGAACCACACCATCGCACGAAACGAACCCCGAAGGGCGGCCCAGATAACCCCTAACAGGGTTACCCAGAATCCAATATCAGCGAAGTAGGCAGGGATGCCGAAATCCATTAGCAATAATCTAATTTCGTCCATTTATGAACTCCTTAAGCTTCTTTCCATTTATTACGGTATACGTCCCATTTTTTACTAGAGTCATGATTATGAATTTCTAAATCTACCTTAGCAATGCTAATATTGCTAGGAGGAATAGACTCATCAGCTACGATAATTTTATTCGGACCATATTCATTACCAAACTTATCATGTAGATTTAAGTTTTCATCCTTCCATATAAAAGAAGGAATTTCTAAAACTTTAATCTCAGAAATTTTAAATGCGTCCGGGTGAATATCAGTAGCCTTTGGCAACTTCACTACGGAATACTCACAACCTACAAATGCTTCAGCACCTACTTTAACTACGTTAGGACATTCTAATAATCCTTCTAAATCGCTGCGGCCATAGAATTGCTTAGGTATAATTTCTGTAGCCGTTTCCGGATTGAATTCAACAAGACCTTTGATTTTAACAGTGTCAATGACATGATCGATTAAGTTAAGGTATTCAAGATAAATATCATCTGCACCGTAAGGCTGAATTCTAATAGTTGCACTTCCGGATTGAATTTCAACAGCTTCTGCACTGCCACTCACTCGAACTTTAAAGCCATCTTGCCCGGATACTCGAATTTCAGTATCCCCTTTTCTTGGTTCATTAAAGGTAAGCGGCGCATAAGGTTGATCCGCCAACGCATGGACAATAGCAGTTAATATCGCTTCAAGGGTACCACTATTAATAAGAACATTCTTACCTTGAAGTGCTGATATAACTCCTGATAAGTTAGGCAGCTTTGCTTTTAAGGATTCCAACCACTCCTCCTCGGTTCCTACGAATCCATGTGCTAAAGCGATTTCATAAGCACTTTTTCCATTATCGCCTACCATGGTTGCTTTTACTTCCGCCTCTACTTTAATTGGACCTTCAAGTCTTACTGGTAACGCTTTGTTTTGCATAATACATTCCTCCTCTAATCATGCATGGCCACATCCTGAATTATGTTGACTACCCCCATGCCCAGTTTGTAATATCGGCTAGACTCCGATTCCTTATATGCAAAAGCATCATACACATGCTCACCAAAGGACTTAATTTCTAGGGTATCCTTTCCGGAAATATTGAATGTCGCAATCTTCCCAGATGCTACCCCTTGCACTTTAATAACAAGCGGACCGCTTGCTCGCTTTCGTATGGCGAATACTGACTTGAACCCTGTCAAATCCACATTGTCATCTTGGACTGCGTAAACTATCCCGAAATCCTCGCCAATGTTGAGGTCTATATCCTTTACATTCATTACTTATCATCTCCCTTAATTGAATGGAATCGTACCTTGTTTATCGTACCCGGTCACATCGACCACCAAATACTGAGATGTGGTTTTACCCGAGCAACCTACAGGATACGTGGTGACTGTATTCCAATCAATGAACTGATACGATTTCAGTGATACAGTACTCTCATCATGAAATCTGAACGTTTGCCACACTCGCCCCGTGTGTGACTTTTTATCTCCATTATTGATATTTGGCCCCCAAACGGATACATCGATTACGGACATGGGTATAATTGCAACCTTGACGCCATATGACTTTGGGTCACGGGCCATATTTGTAAAAGTATCCGGAACGTAGTTTGATAACTGGTTATACCAATCGTGTGCATAGTGATCAATTACACGTAGGTACCTGATGCGGCTATCATATATCACATCGTTCTGCAGATTGTAATCTGTTGCCCAAGACGCTTTATAATATTTGTGACGACCAAGAACTTGCAATGCCGTATTAGGCTTACTACTTCCTACCTTATCAACAAATCGAATACGAGGCGTGTCTGCATTAGCCGTAACATCCTCGAAATAACCGAAGCAGTAGAACTTGATGCCAGCTTTTACTTCATCAACCATTGTTTGCGTTACCTTTTCGCCTGGCTTAATTACATCCACTACCAGCACCATTAATCGCTCACGACGTTTATGGACCCACTGAGCTGCGAATTCATATCCTTGTGGAACTGATACTGCTATAAGAGGTGCGTCACCATGATATGCGTAATTAGTGGCATAAAAGACCTGGATTACATTAGCCTCCCCCGCAATATATCCGTATTGGTATTTACTTGTAGGCACCAGCATAGGCGCGTAAGCTACAGGTTTGAGCGGGATTTGAACCGTTGGAGTTATCCCCCTCATCGCCCCAGTGTAGAGAACTGCATCTTTTTGTTTAGGGAAACTAAGATATACTAGATTGTCATAGGTATCGTTTATAATCGTGATACCTTCTTTATTCTGGATGTTAATAAATTCCATACGCCAGCCACCCTTCATACGTAAGATCCTTAAATTGACGATTGATATTATATTCATCCTGGGACACTGCAAAATAATATGTTATGATATTGCCCCTAACCTCTGCCACTAAGTACTGTCCCATGGCTGCAGCCCAGACATGTTGACCAGGCTGCAATCCATTCACAGTAATTTGTTGACGTCGATTAGGAATGTCAGATACATACATCCGCCCCTCGATACGTGTGAGCCTTTCCTTCAGATTTAGTATGATATTGCCGTTAGCATCATAAGCTAATACATGCGGTTCCATAATACCTCCTACCAGCATCCAAGTTTAATCCGAGGGTTATTGTCATCATCAAAACCTGTAATAAGATTATCTTGAATCTCAACACGAGCACCGGTTTCTCTCGAACGAAGTAACCCGATTGTACTGGACACCGCCGCTAAATTTTCAACATGTAATTTGTCGGCAGTAACTGCGTTAGCCTGAATCATTTTATTAACAATGACGTTATCATCGAACTTAGTCGCTCCGGTGATGTGAATCAATTTCCCTGCAATGTATACTCCGGACTGACTGAGGTTAATGCGAGATACCAACTCACCACCATCAATCTCGCCAATACTTTTTTTAACTTGTAAATCGATGCTACCGGCTAACTCAGTAATGCGAGATTCCATATGTGACGCCAAATTCGTAATTCTTCTAGTGGTCTCTTCAGAATTCGTATTGAATTTCTTATCAAGTTCCTTAATTCGTTCATCAACTTTATTCAGCCCGAGAGACTCAAGGTCTAGCAAGCTCGCATCAATTTGTGTCTTAATCACGACTTGCTTCTCGTTAACGAGTCCATCTCCGAACACATCCACAAACGAGCAACGTATCCGGTATATTCCGGCTGAGTTCGAATATGTCAGCATGGTGCTAGTAGTTTCAAAATCATCAGTGCGTTCATCTCCGATCACGTGGCATCTGATTGCGTATGCTTGTGCCGGCTTAGTAGAGAAGTAAATATTAAATCCCCCTAACTGGCTTTTTACTACAAGATCAGGAGCGGCCAACTGCGGAACGTTATACTCGTACGTTGCTGCAGTCGAGTATTTGCCCAACGTGCTGCGAGCATATAAATAAACAGTATCCGCTCGTTTAGATAGGGTAAGTACAGCAGAGGTACCTTTAACTCTTGCCAATAAAGCATTCGTATCTTTACCAGGATTATTATCGATACGTAATTCGTAATAGTCGACGTCAGCATTCAGCACCTCATCCCATGATGCAGTGGCATTTCTGCCGAAAGTAATACCGAAATTGCTAGGCATGTCAGGTATCGCATCCATCGGTTTGACTATCACATCAACCATTTGGGCTGTTTCTGCTCGGTTGCCAAATCGGTCAACCGAGATTGCTTTGATTCGATACTCCTCACCTGGACCTAAAGATTTGATAATAACCTGACTATTACTACTGCCAGCATACTGCCATTCTTGCCCCGTTACAGGTTTTCCACTTTTCGATTTTAAGAGATACCAAACCTCCGCCACATCGAAATTGGCAGGATTACTAGGTGGGTCAAATAGCACTTGTAAGTCGTAGTAAACACTTTTATCAGCCGTTTGATTGTACCGACTTAGGACACGTAAATTCTGAACATCCTCTGGCGTCTGCATCTTAGGTATGGCTATAGATTTTGTCACGCCAGTAGTCAGCTGGCCTAACTCATTAATTGCCTGCACGCGTACTTCATAGGTGGCACCTAGTAGAACATCAGATATCGTGGTAGCGTTTGTGGATGCTGGATAGTTTCCAATATATGTCCACGTATCGCTCTTTACATTTCGGTAATTCACGACTACATTTGAGACTTTTCCATCGCGAGGTAACTGCCACGTTACACCTATGCGTGAATACATGATGCCATTAGCACCATAGACATCACTCACTAACCCTACTGATTGAATATCAGATGCACCGTGATTCGTATAATCAATACTTGGCACCGTGCCATCATCTGATACATAGAGTTCTGGATAGTATTCCATGCATTGGATCTTACGAGTCATTTCTGATAGCGTCTTTGTAATAGCCAACACCCGAAATGGCTTAGCCGATTTAGAAATCTCTCCGAATGCATATACCGCATCAGGCTGCACTGGTATAGCCTCTTTAACAATCACATTGAGACCCGATACATTTACTACGTTAAACGTAGAGACGATATCCGTAGCGTTGCTACGAATCAGCAACTGATAATTCTTCCCTGGTTGTACCGACACTTCCTTGTCGAGTGTAATCGTCTGGCCACTTACCGCAACCACACGACCGCCCTCGCCCCATTCAGGTATGTCGTGCTGAATTAGAATAATATCTCCTACCGTGCACGCTATGGCATCTGTAAACGCCTCTATTGTCACAGTGCGTATTTCATATTTATTGCATCGCAAGAAATGCTTACCGTGTTTATATGCCTGCTCAAGGCTAGTACATCCCATGAGTTCAACTTGTGCCGGATTTGTTAGTGTATCCGACTCGTCGTAAGTGTCACCATATACTGGAATGACGTCTCGCTCATAATCCTTATCCTTGTTAAGGAACGATATTTCAACAGAGTTAGCCCTAGCCTCCACACCTTGAAACTCTTCAGTAAAGCTGCCGTGCTTTATATTGGCTACAGTAAACAACTGTACCGGTGTAGATTGATAATCACTAACACATGTGAACCTGGTTCCTACAGGAATTACTTTCCCTCGACCTACTGCTTCTGGATACTTTAACGCATCCCATAATCGCATAGCGGTGTCGTATATATAGTTGAACGTAAACCCATTTGTTTTGCACTTATCTGCCCATGCCTTAAATGCGTTATAATCAAGGCGCATATGAGGCTGTCCGAATACAATATATTCACCGCCAATCTTACGGCAGATGTGAATTAAATCATATGCAGCCCATGCCGGGTTATCCGCTGGTTGAGCTTCGTACTTATTGATATACGGATTGAACACATACACCTCTGAACGCTCTTGAATCCATGTCACTTTTGGATCGGTACCGCTTAGCTGAGATGTAGCCAAAGCCTTAATTCCAATGAGGGCTTTCCCCGGATGCACGAAATCGTCATAAATAATTTGGGTTAGCTGCACCCAGTAGACCTTATTGACATGGCGCAGGCTTTTCCCATCTTTCGCACTGCATCGCATACGGATTTCATAACGCGCCTTTTCGAGATTGTCAAAGCGAAATACACGATAAAATGCATTATTTGTCGCCTCTTCAATTCGTCCTGCGTAATCAGATGTATTTGTCACGTTATTATCTGACTTAATAAAGTTCCATGCATCACGGCGCTTAATATGGCCAGCCATGCCCTTTTGATTTGCTAAAGGTAATGCCTGCCAGGACTCATCCCCTACCTTACGAATTTCTGCTTTCAAAGTGACAGACGTACGGTCAGCGCCGCCACTATCATTTGAATAATATAATCCGTTTGGAAATCCAACAGTTAACTCTATCGCGTCGCACGCATCACCTTGTACCTGTTGCGTATTCCATGATTCAGTCAATTCATAGTTTAGGGATTGATCCGCAAAGTTATCATTGAAATTTGGGATAACTGTTTGGTCATTTGTGCCCTTTCTGATATCCACCTGCACATCCTTATAATTACTGATTGGGTTAGCGTTAATACGAATATCTTCTATCTTTGATAATTCGCCCTCACCCGCACAGTATAAAAGGTTAAGGTATTGCTTTTCGCCATCACTAATTACATGGCGGGATAATAATAACCCAGCGCTTTTCATCCGGCCATACGTCACGGCTAAAGGGTAGCCCTGCCCAGTAACAGTTTCGGTACCTCCCCAGCCATATGTATTTGACTGTTCGGAATTCGAACGGTCAACCTTAGGAGCAGTTAACTTTGAAATGATAACATTACCTATCATCCCTACCGCCATAGCAATTATTGACCGCCAAATTAAGCTTTTGATACCAAAGATAGCACCCGAAGCGATACCACCGGTAAATGCAGCCATCCCTATTGATAGAAGAACACCAAAGAACTTACCCTCAACTCGGGGCATTACTACAATGTAGTCTTCATCGTTTACAACTGTATCTGGTGCCGCCTCATGTCCATTTACTGAGTACGCCCATTCACCAGGTGCGCTGAAGTAATAGCTGATAGACTTGCCCTGTTTAAATGGCAAATATTTTGTATCCCGCTGCTCCGGCTTGAACGGATTATTTACAATGATTACATTAACCATCTGCTACTCCTTCCTTTCATAAATGTGCTTCAATCGAGGCACATACTTTGATATGTGCTCAATACAGGTGCCGCTGTGTTCAGTAGCGTGTATAAATCTACCTTCGCCAAGATAAACCCCTACATGATCGAGATTTTTACCATATAGCGCAAATACCAAAACACTCCCTGGCATTGGCTCACGAACCTCGCGCCATTCATCCATTTGGATTTGGGTATATTCGGGTAGTGGTATTCCACTACGCCGATATACCTCAACAACTACATCCCAGCATTTCATTTCCGAGAATGGTGTACCTATCATATCAGTCAAGTCACTTATTGGATGCATACAGTCCTCCTTGCGGGATAGTAGGTTCTCCGCCAAATCGTGTACTGTTCCCCAATTCACGGCATCGCGCTAAGGTTTTATTGCATTGAGTTTCGCGCCCTTTATACCCACACTGAATACCTTTAAATTTGAACGGACAGAAATCCTTCATCACACGAATTAACGGGAATCGTCGAGTGAAACTAAAGTCAGTCCCTAACGTAAACTCCATCCATTCAGCATTCGCATGGGTTCCCGTAATTACGAAATGCTCCTCTTGCTCGCACACATCAGGTATGTTCGTATTCACTACACGAATGATGACATTGGCTCCAGTGAATCCATTATTAGACTCTGCCATGCGCTGAATTGTACGAGTCACATTAGATACGGATAGCTTGATATTAGGTAAATCCGTCGCATTCTCTGTAACATCTTGAATGGTAAATGGAAATGCGATATAGGTATTGCCTTGAAATTGGATATTCTCAGTATTGTATACCAATCGAATCGTATCCCCTTTATAGGATATTTCTAACAGCATTAACCACACACCTGTGGCCGATATTTGGTTTTTCTCTAAAATCGATGCCGTTGAGAGCGGTAACATGTTATACCTCCTGTAATTTCACGTTTCCCATCCACACTCCGTAGTCATTCGCCGCAAAGTCTAACTGATCAGCAAATCGTACATTTAGTGTTTCCCGTGTTTCCGGATGAACCCAATCGAATATACCGGAGCAGTTGACTTCATCGAAGAATGACCGAAGTTTATAGTAATCAGCTGTTGGCAACTTGTACCCTACGGAATATGTCCGCCGGGTCTTTGTCGTCTTCTTCCTGGTGATTAGCGTCATGTTTTCAACTTGGCCTTTATACGAAATATCTGGAGTAGTCTCCTGAATTGGATATATCGGCCATCGAATATCTGGAAATACTGCCATAGTTATACTGCGGATGCCTTGATGGCGTCACGCATACCTCCTTTGTTTGATTCCATAGCACGAACTACTACATCGATAACATAATTCTCTCCATCGAACCGAGAGTTCTGTTGCTTGCTTTCAAGTTCTTGGCCAGACTGATTAACGATATTAACAACTACATTATTACTTGCAGCTCCGCCACCTACTAAACGGCGGGTTTCGCTTGCGGTGTAAATGCGGTGTGATCCAGAGGACTGTAATAGTTCCGGTCCGTTTTCACCAACCAACATAAGCCCTGGGTTCGTTTTTCCTCCGGCAGCGAATCGATTTCCTGTAAATGCAGAACTAAACGAACTACCGCCGGCAAAGGACGACGTCCCTTTTGCAGCACCTAGTGAGCCAATACCACTTACTGCACCACCAAATAATCCTTGCAACTTAGGCATGACATATTGCTGGAACGTTAACTGAATCATCATCTTAATAATGGCGTTCGTCATATCCTTGAATATGTCCTTAATGCCTTTACTAAATGATTTCGTTCCTGTTGCCATAGCTTCGAGATTGTTTGTCCATGCTGAATTGATAGAGCTCATCGTACTGTCAAAAGTCGATTTAGCTAAATCAGCATAATTGGTAGTCTCTTGCTTATATTGGCGTGCGGCTTCTTGTAGGCTCGTTTTCAGACTGCGACCTGCAAGTTCCCATAGCTTTTGTTGAGACTCTAATAGGTTCTTTTCAATTTGCAGTCTTTGAGTAGCTGTTAACTGGGCCTCATTGACTTCACTCCGTGCATAGTCAATATAGGTCTTTAACTCTTCAGCAAGTAAGGCGTCCGCATCACTGCGAGATAATCGACCAAGAGTAACCATATTAGTTAAGTGGTCAACAGTTTCACTCGTTTGCGTGTATGCTAACTCTCTGATTTTCTGCTCCGTATCAGACGCCAATTTTAGACGCTCTGCTTGAGCTTTCTTCTCAGCAAGTTCCTTGTCCCCTACTGCCTTTGTGTACTCACGTACGTTATCGTCAATTTGAGCTTTTTGCGCTTCGGCTTCAGCTTTGAGTAATTGCAAGCGGTCGCCTGTGCGTTCAAGATCGAGTTTCTTAATATCCTCGTTCATCTTGCGAACACGGATAGTCTGATTTCGTTGTGCCTCAGCTAATCGCTTTTGATACAACTCTTCATTCTTAGCACGAACGGAAGCAGTTAGATCAGACTCAGCTAGTTTCTTAGCGTTCTCTGCACTGCCGACAGAATCAGCAGTGGCGCTTGATGTAGCACCTGCATACTTAGCTGTGTCAATATATCCAGTGATTTGTCCAAAATCTGCGGTAACAGATGGCTTAGCGACCACTCCGTTTGTATTAGCACCAGTATAGCCTCCGTTCCCGTCACTAATAACAATGTGTTCATCACCAAGTACAACCACACCATCGCCAGCTTTAGGAATATATCCGTCACCTTCTGGATGCCAAGCCCCTACAGCAGCCGCCGCTTCCCATAGCTTATCGACTCGACGAGGTACGTCCGCCCCGAGTGACTGTTTAACTGCATCAGAAAATAACTTGCCGCAATCCGTGGCCCAGGTACCATCTGCTCCTAACTTGTATGCCTTGCCGAGTTGTTCATTAGCTGCTTCTAGTACACCCGCAGCTTGACCTGTAGCACTGCTATTCGCCGCCGAAACAGAGCGGATAATATCACGAATATTTTTTTCGTTTGACTCATACTGATTTTTGGCAGTTAGTTTATCGATTTCATATTGACTGCCGTCAATTTGCAGACTTTGCAAAGTAAGAGACCGATACAACTCAGACATACGCTCTACGGCGCTTGCTAACTTCTCGGCTGCTTGTTGAGCTTTCTTAGCAGCCTGCTCTTGCGCTTTGGCCGCTTTTGCGGCTTCCTCATTCGCTTTATTGATAGCTTCAGTATTCGTTAATCCGCCATTAGCAATGTCCTCTTTCGCTTTTGCAAGTTCTTCATCGAGTTTCGCTTTTGCAGCATCCGCCTCTTCTTTTTGCTTTAAAGCCGCATCAATTTTCGCGCCTTCCTCTTTAGTAGCTAAGCGGTCATTTTTCACAAGTCCGAGCCACGCGCTATCCTCAATCCAATATCGAGTATCATGTGATTCCCTAAACTTATCAGACAGGCCTGTTGTTGAGTTCGTATTCTTGTGAATACGCTTCCCGTCAACATCTACACCCATATAAGAGCCAGATGTTTTTTCGTTGTAGCGAAAATCGAGTAATGCTTTCCCAGCAAGTCCAATTACCGTAGCTAATGTTACCCAAGGGCCAGCTGCAGCAAGTGTGGCCAATCGCATAAATCCGAGTGCGCTGGTTAGCGACCTCATGACTATGATCACTGCACTGGCTTCAGCACCGAATTTAACAATTCCGCCGATAGCTTCCTTTTGCTCAGCGGTCATTGACTCAAATTCCTTAGCTACATCTAGCACACCCTTTGCGTAGTCATTAAACACCGGAACTAACTCATGACCGATGGATACTGCGAGGCGTTTTCCGGTGTTTTCTAAATCTTTTAACTCCCGATTTAGCTTTGCGGATTTAGCTGCAGTCTCGTCGTCGATGATAAGGCCCATTGCTTTGGCACGTTCAGCCACCTTGTCCATCTGTTCAGCGGACATGTTAAGCATGGCGTGCATTTGGTAGCCCGTACGACCGAAGAGTTCCATTTCGACACGAGTCTTTTCAGCTCCGTCCTTCATGCCTCTTAGACGTTCCTGTATCATCTTAAATACTTCAACGGTATTTTTGCCTTGAATATCCTCGAGCGTGTAGCCTAATTTACTGAATATATCAGTACTAAGCTTTCCTTCTGCTCGTGCGACTTCCATTTTCTCTTTGGCCGCTCCGACATTTTTGGAGAACTTAGCAAAGGCACCAGCACTATCCTCCATAGCGATACCCATATAATTAGCCACTGCTAATAATTCGCTGGTTTCTTTTGCCGTAGCACCGGTAATCCCTGATAATTTCTTAACGGCTACATCCCATTGAATAGCCTCTTTGGCTAATTTGGCACCGATGCCTACTACACCAACACCGGCACCTATCGCCATGAGGTCATTCTTCATTTTGCCAAGGGCGGATTTGGCGCCTTCAGCACTAGCTGTAATTTTCTTGAGTCCGGCTTCCGTATTCTTATCGGTCAGCTGAACGACAATATCAATTAAATTATTGGCCATTCTTGTGCGCCACCTCCAATTCTTTGGCTTCTAATAATACGAGTAAGTCGATAAGGTGCGGTAGTGGCTCAATGCCGTAAGCCTTCGCCACTTCTAATACCGCTGGCATATCGAATCCTGCAATACCGCCTGAATGCCATCGTCGCTGCATACGACTAGCGTTGTATACTCGCATTGCTTGTCTCGTTCCATCTAATTGATGCGGGGAATTAAACTCACACTCCGAGCAGTCGAAGTTTTGCTTTGTTTCACGTTGCATCTTGATACAGTCTGAGCAGTATTTCGGTTTGTCGGAGTTGAGCCAACTCCACGCATCAATTAGTTTTTTTCGAGTTCAGCCTTTTTCTCGTGAGTGAAACGCATAGTGTCAAGCGCAACTTCCATAAGATCATTGTCTGGTGCTGCGTTGATTTCATCTTCAGTCAATCCGTAGATGTGCTGCATAATCCATTGCGCAAGCTCACGAGAACGTAATAGACGTTCTGTATCCGGTGCTTCTTCCGGAACTGGGGTATACAATGGGTCTAAACCAGATTTAATTAATTCACCGCGTTCAGCGAATGTTAAGCCTCTTACTTTGATATCTTCAAATGCCATGTTGGCACCTCCTAATATTGTTCTTGATTATTAACTAATGTAATGATTGCTGCGGATTTACCCGCATCTGCGCGATAGTACGCCTTGAATGGTAATTCAATATTGACGCCACGAGGACCATCGATGCCTGGAGATTGTCGTTCGTACACAAGTTCAGGCAACTTAAACGTAAGCGACCAGTCATCTTGATCGAGTCGTAATTCCAAGCTGGACTCTGTGCCATTAACGGCTTTGTTTAGTAGGTCTTTGTTTTGAAAGAACGCCTTAATCGTCCCGGAAATTGATGCAATACCGGGGTCAATGTATGTTCTAAAGCCTTTACCACCGATAGCATAAGAGTCGCCGTCCAAGCCAAAATCAAAGTTGATATCACAACTTAGGATATTGGCCACAGTAACGCCACCCTCTTTGATAGTTGCGTTAAGATTTTGGAATGGTAAGAAATTAACCGCCTTAGCTGCAGCATCAAATGTAGTGGCCGCTAATGTTTCCTTACAGCCCATTACATCCACAGATGCAGTTAATTCGGCATCACCGCCGAATTTAAAGCCTAATTTACTAACTCGCGCACCGGCGAATTGTTGGAACACGTTAACGTCAGGATACCCCTGTTCAATAGTTAATGATGGCATTGTATTGCCGATTTTAAACACATGCTCTGACTTCTTATTTGGCGCTTGACCAGTTGTATTAGAAGTCGGTTGACCAAATGCAGCTTTTAACCAGTATCCAATATCGATTACGCCAACAGGTACGGTTAAGCTACCAGACGTGTCGATGTTGCCACGGAATGGCGCTGCCGGATTGCGATCACCACGGATTACAGTGGAGTCGTTTAAGTTTTGGCTAGCTTTTACAGAACTAGAAATAATCGGAGTGATTACACCGCCTGTAGTTGGCGTTGTACCAAAGTCCGACTCAAACGCAATCGCCACATGGGACTGAGAGCCCTGTGCACGTTTTGCTGTTGCCATATGCATTTCCTCCTTTAATATTCAATATTCCCGCCAATTACATGCGGGATTTCTATAGTAGCTGTTAAACGTCCAGTAAACACCGGACGCCAATTCATTGAGTCTAATTCATAATCAACGTCGATTACTGGGAACGCCGGATTCACCTTACAAATGCATTCGATGATTAACTGCCCTAGGTTATCCGATTCTAGCGCTCCGTCGTATCGAATAATATTCTTATCACGAGTCGCCCCTTGACGGACGATACCCCATACGACCATTAAAGAGTATGTGTAAGTATCTGCGAGCCCTTCGCTTTTACTACTTGGTAGTAATATGATGCAAGGGCAATCATCCTCAAGCGGAGCATCGACATCGTCGTAGCCGACATACAGTTGGGCCGGCTTTCCATATTTGTCATTGCAAAATTTAGTCAACGCCTCATCGTTCGCTAGAGCTTCAGCCCATCGATTGACAATTCGTGACAGTGGAATTGTCTGTTGCATCAAATCACCTTACCTTGTAGTTACGTCGAGATGCAGATTGTGCTGCCGGTCCATATATAGCGTAGTCACCTATCTTATCCTCGATATAAGGTTTAAGCTTAGGCTGTAACGCTGCTTTCATAGGGCCATAAGTATGACGTGGCTGAATTTTGAACATCGATTTTCCTTTTGGTAACGGTACGCCCGCTGCAAATAACTTCTTGCGCATAGGCTCTGTAATTTGCTTAGTGTACCCTTCTTCGATTCGTTCGCCTAACCGTTTAGCCGAATTAGATAACCACCCAACTCGGACGGATTGTTTGCCTTTGTCGTATTGGTATCCTACTGCATTCGACAACTTACCTAGAGGACTGTATCCGATTGTTCTGGCGCTAATGCCCATATCGAGTAAGGCATTTCGCGATTTCGAGCCCCAGGCCTCTCGTTCAGCACGTCCGCCACTTTGGTATACTTTGCGAAGTTTCGCACCGAATGCTGACTCAAATGCAGCACGTCGTGCCGGTGCCATGAAGTTAGGATACTTACGTCCGCCTGGTGCACCTGATCTGATGCCTTCTTTAATTTCCTTTTGCATCATCCAACCGGTGGATTTTAACGCTTTACGCATCCAGTCGGGTTTAGTTTCTGCAATGAAATTCAGATACGGTGTGGCTGTGTCTGTAATCGTAATAGGTTCATTACTCATTACGGTCTCACCGCCCTCACGTTATGGACGATTTCAAGGCAATACATCGTACCATCAAAGTTGGAAATGTGATCAACGTACCATTTCTCGCCATTGATATACACTTCGTCTTTTGACCGAGGTTCGGGAACATCCTTAGCACGCACCCAAATCTGAGCCTTATCGGCTAATGCTTTATCGACGAATCCGGAACCCTTTCCGTCATATTCACCGATTTCTACACTTGCCTTTATGGACTGACCTTTGTAAGTAATCTTTTCGCCGAATACAGATAGTAACGCTTTATCATCATATTTCAGCATTAGTTTTACCTCATAAGCGCCCAAAAAGGGCGCTTAGTAATTATTTACGCAGTAGGTTGTAACAACATTACTGTCACAGTTTCCTGTGTTGCAGTTTTAGGTTCTACGGCCATACCAAGAACTTTACCACCTGTTTTTACTGCCTTGTCTGTTAAGAATTGAACTAAATCACCAACAGCGTAAGTATCCGCTTTGTTAGCAGCTACTTTAAATACGCCTGTTACTTTTACAGCACCGACTTCACCTTTAGCAATATCAGTAAGTGCAACGCCGTGCATCTTGCCTACTTCTACAATATCGCCAACTTTTACAGGCGCGGTAGCTGTGAAATTGATACGATCAGTATCCATTACGAATTGTGTCATCATATATGTTACCCCCTAATTATTTACCATCATTCTTATAAAGACCACGGAAGTCAATAGCGTCAACACCAACATCGAATGCTACTTTGTATTCAATGCCGTCAACATCAAAGCCTTGACGTGTTTCAAGACGAGGAGTTTCAACGCCATTCAAGTAAGTTACTTCAATAGTGTCATGTTGACTTGCATCGGCTACCAAGTACCATGCATCTGGGTCGGTTAATTCTGCGTCAGCTACAACTACGAAACGACCTTTATAAGGGTTAACTACGCCAGAATTTGTGCCGTCCACTGCAGCTGTAGAGTTAACGATTTGATATGCAGTTACTTCCAATTCAGGTGGCACTACCAAATATTTAGGAGTAATATTCAAGTTAGCCGCACCAGTAATGCCTTTTTGACGACGCATAGCAGTAATTGCTTTCGCGATTGCCTTAAGAGACAACGCTTCGCCAGTTGTAGCAACATTACCATGTTTTGCATCAAACAAAGCTACATTGTCTTGCATTTTAACCGTACCAGTTAATTGAGCATACACCATTTTGTTTACCAAACGTTTCGCAGCAGAACCGTATTTAGTAGCAATCTTGGAGAATAGACCTAAATCGTCGTTGATGATTGCTTGGCGAGTCAAGCTGAAGATTTTGCCATATGTAGCAACTTTAGTACGAGCAGATGCTTCACCAAAGACATCTTGTTGGAATTGACCGCCTTCTGGTACTAATTCAAGGTTGCCTGCTTCAGACAATGCCACGCGTGCAGCTTCTTTGAAGTCGCGGTTAGATCCTTTACCTGCCCAAATTTGGAATGTAGTCTCAGCTTCATTAAAACCAACCATTACAGATTTATTAGCTAGGTTAGACATGATTGCCGGGAATGTAGATGTAGAATTAACGGCCGCACGTGCCATTTCCATGTTATCGCCAAAATTGGCTTTAGTGTCGCATTCACGTCGTAAAGACTCGCGAGCTAACTCAATCATGGAGTAGCCGCGCAATTCATTAGCACCTGGTGCCGGTTCTGCTACAGGTAAACCAGCTGCCATTAATACTGCATCTTGTGCGGCGGCACGGAACTTGTCAGTTTCAGCTTCGCCCATTGTTACGGATACACCTTTGTTACGCGCCCGTAATTGGTCCATTACCATTGCGCGTGCTTCGTCAACAGATACACCCGTTACAATTGCTTCGTCTGCACCTTCTACGTCGAAGTCTCGGAATAATGCAGTAATTTCAGATGTACGCTTGCGTTCAGTTTCCATTGCTTTAGCAAGGTCTGCTTGTGTGATACCAGTTTCAACTGGCTCTGTAGATTTTACTTCTTCAGTTTTTAAAACATCTTTTGGATCCATACTTTTTTCTTCCTCCTGTATATCAATACTTGTATGAATTTCTTCAGCACTTCGTCCTACCCCTACAGTTGGGTCGGCAGGAACAGATACAATACTGATTTCTAAAGGTTCCCAATCGGTTACTACATAGGCCGGGCCATTAAATCGACCGTTAGTGGATTTAGTATCCTTATCTTCCAATACTTCATATCGGTTGACCGTATAGCCTACGCTTACCCCTTTTAGCGTTCCTGACTGTACCTTTTGAAATATAGTGTCGGATTGTTCATCTTCATCAAAACGCACTAGCGCTTTTCCTCGATTGTTTTCAATCCAAGCCTTTTCAACGTGTCCCACGACCGCATCACGATCATGATTAAACAACGCTGTACCTAAACCATTATTAAAGCGCTCAAGGTTGATGCACTCTTCATCATGGCAAAGGATTTCATCGCCGAACCAACGACCATATGGCGTTTCGGAAGAGAAAGACAATTCTACTGTCCGACTATCGGTATCGACATTGTCAATAGTAGATTCACGGCAATAATTACCAAGAATGCTACGCTTTTGATGTTCACTCATTACTAGCCATCAGCTCCTTCCTGTGTAGTGTCATCATCGCCCATCGTTAGCGGTTGCAACTCACTGGAATAATCTAGTAACACCCCGAGCTCCTTAGCTCTATCTTGTTCGAGTTTCCTTTGTTCAAGAACTTCTTCCCAATCTCGTCCAGACGATGCACACACATCTTCTAATGTTGTAAGACCGGATTTGATAGCTTCTTTATTAGCGTTAACTTCCTTAACTGGGTCAATCCAAGACCACCCTGGAGCAAGCCAAGCTGCCTCTTGGTATTTGTCCTTGTTCGCTAAGTAGTCAGAAGGTAATTCGCCTGCTAAGTAAAGTGCATCAATAAAAGCTTTCCAAATCGGGATACAGAAGTGTGTGATTACAAATTTCTGTACTTGACGGAACGTTTTTTGGTCCTCTAACAAGTTTTGCCTTGCAGCTGAAAAATTCCCAGATATATTACGCGCTACGATGTCAGCGCTCATACCAAGACCGGACGCAATACGTCTAGTCTGAGTTGCCGAGTACTCGCTTGCAGTACCAGCGTTACGCTTAGGGTCTGCAAACGCAATCGATTCACCAGGGCTGAGATGTCTAACCATGCCTGGCGCCATTGTGATATTGGGCCTACCTTTTTTATCTCGCGGTAATATCCCAGTTTGTCTTGCTGAATTTTGTGAGGTTACGAAAACGCTAAAACACGCTGCTACACGAGCTGCAATCAAGTCAGCATCCATATATTCATCGATGTCGTGTATTCGTCGTAAAACTAAAGCCAATAAGCTTATGCCTCTAATCTGAGACGGTCGTTTCGGTTTAAACAATAAAAAAGCTTGGTTTGTTGTTAAACGAACCGTATCAAACGAACGCAAACCCATTGGATCAGTTTGACTTACATGGTAAGCTACTGGTCTGCCGTGTTCAGTAACCTCAACTCCGTTAATAATGTTATTCTTACCGTGCGTGATACTTACTGCTCCGATATTTTCAGCTTCTATCAGCTGAATGGATAGTGGTAAGTACGAGCCTTGTGAAGTCTTATTGACTAGAATTTCGCCATCGTACACCATGCGTCTTAACGCCATTTCTTGTAATTCATAAAAGCTAGAAATACCCCTAATGTCAGCGTTTTCAGGTTCAGCCCATTTGGCCCATGCTTTTTCGATTTTCTTGTTAAGTTCGTTATTTAATTTACCATTACGGTTTCGCACTTTTGCTTGAGGTACAATGCCTGCGCCGATTACATTTCGTAACAATGCAATAACTGCTGATTCAGCTAAGTCGCTGTTCATTTCGGCAGCTCTTGCACGTCCACGTATGATATCACGTGAACCTGTTGCAAGTTGCTCGGCTGTACCATACGCAGGTTGCCAATCACTGCTTAACCTGTCCATTGATGCCGCATCATATTGACGTAGTGCATCACGATAGGTTTGGCGCTCATAAGCACGTTGTGGACTTACCCATCCTATTACTTTATCAATAATATTCATCGTCCACCCCATGTTACGAATGCATCTGCTTGATAACCATTTGACTCTTCATGTACACGTTGCATTAGCGTTTGTTCACGCGCATATAGTACTGGTAAGTCAATTGTCTTGAAGCGCTTGCCGCCAATTTGTAATTCAGAGTATCCTTTAGTTTCGATATCCTCAATCACTTGACGAACACGTTCAAGTTGTTCATTTACATCGCTCATGGTTCACCTCCTATCTAAACCAATGCCCAGTATTGCCTATGCCTTCACCGTAATCTTCGTAGGTTTCAACCTCTTCAGTTTCCTCATAGTCGGCTGGATCAACTAAATATTTAACACCTGCAATATCTGCTACTGCAGCATTGTAAGTGCAAGTATCAAGTAAATGATTGACAGGATGACTAGTAAGCGGTTTCCATTGCACCGTTACGGCTCCTGTTTTTACATTTCTAATTTCCTGCTTTTCTTCTGACCGTAAATGATCAGAGTACTCTTGTGGACATTCTTTGTACAAATGAATTGTTCCGTCTTCGTCTGCAAGTCTAATCATTCGTGCAAATATAAAGTCCTTCCAATAATCTGTATTTAATACATATAACTTCAACCCGCCGACAACGCCCTTTTCTAATGATGTCATTGTGTATGGTGCGGTCATCGTAGTATGATTTGAGGAACCTTTTAGAGGTATACAGACTTCTGGGAACCTAGAGCAGAATTGATATACTTCGTCTGTTCTGAAGCCAGAGTCGATACCAGCTTTCATCACCTGCCGAGGCTCACCATACTCTGATGGATATTCTCTGTTAATGATAATTTCCTCTAAATCTTCCCATGTACTTGCTTGTCCATAATCAATTAGATAAGACTTAACACCTGGAGCATACGCTCTTACTTCCCACCAGAAGTGATCAAGTTGTACGTCAACTGAAGCGATAAGCAATACGGCTTTGTCTGGCACAACGCCACACGGATAATTGGATTGGGTAAATTCCATATTTTGCGTACTTTTCGTTTTAGCACTACGCCACGGCTCCGCTAACCAAGAGTTGATGAAGTTCATTAATGTAGCTGGCGTGCCTTTGGAGTTCTTAAACTCATAAGCAACGTCTCCAAATGTGACCCACGGCGAATATATCGACGATAAGTGATACGATACCGAGCGGACTTTACTTTGCGATTCGTTTACCGCTCTCCATTCACCACGTCTTAACATTTCCATTTTGTGCCTATCGTAAATATGTTCACCGCAGTGTTCACATTCGTAGTACGCTGTATCACGTATCATGTCCACATTATCGTTGTGTTCGTCCGGCCATTTTATCTGCTTAAACTTGAGGACCTGCGACACCCCACAATGTGGGCACGGCACGTAGTACTGCCGGCGCTCATTTGCACTCATGAACGCCTGCCAAATATTACCCGACTCAACCGTAGGGGTAGACACCATTACTATTTTTTTATCGACAAACGTTTTAGTACGTTCTGTCGCCAGTTTGATTGGGTCTGCCTCCTTACCTGCAAAGGCGGGATATTTGTCAATTTCGTCAAAGAATAGATATTTAATCGATCGACTCGAAAGGCTACTCGGAGAGTTGGCCCCGACGAGCACCATATAATTGCCGTTGTTGAAATCTAACTCCAGCAATTTACTATTCTCATCGAACTTATCATTAATAGATTTAACTGATTTAATCATGGGTTGTACCCGCTTATCGCTGGCAAATTTAGCGATAGCATCGGTTGGATACACCATCATGACCGGAGATGCTGTCTGGTCTAGCGCATAACCTATCATATTGAGCTCGGTTTCAGTCTTACCAATTTGTGCACCAAAACAAAGCACTATTTTTTCAATAAGGGGGTCCGTAAATCTATCCATTGGCTCTTTGAGATATGGAGTTCTATGTGTTCTCCATCTCCCTGGCTCAGCGGATATATTAGTTAATACCCTGAAATTGTCGGCCCATTCGGATACAGTGTATTTCTCAGGTGGTTTAAACGCGTCGAGTTCTTCAGGGAACCAATCAATTTTTGGCTCGGCCTTTACTGATTTTGACTTCCGGCGTGTACTCGCCTTTACGCGCGTAGCTTTCGAGGTAGTCTTCGGCAACTTCACTCACCACCCTTTCCACTGTTGCTCGTTCCTCGGGATCAGTAAATTCACTTCCTACTCTCTTACCGAGTTTAATAAGTGAGGATTTTAACTCCAACACACGAGCGGACCATTCCTTGGCCACATCTGCACGAGATACGTATTCACCATTTAGCACATCAAGCATCTTCTTTTCACGTGCAGCCCTGGACTCTTTGTAATCGGCTTCGGCTATCAGTTTTCTAGTTGCAGCTGACTGGTCTTTGGATTTATCTGCTTTCGCTTGTCCGAGATATACAAGTACTTCTCGAAGATTCCACCAACCGGTTGCAGCTTTCGGCATTCCTGCTTTGTGATGTCTCGAAATGATTTCAGGTGTTACTCGAAGAAGGTCACAAAGCTGAGCACTTGATACGAGCAAATCGCCTGCGGTATTGAATTTAACTCTCGGTTTCGTGTCGGCCATTGCGAACCTCCTTTCTGTCTTTTACCAATCTACTTTCAACAGTAAAATTTCCCCTACACAGAGACAACTATCGCGCGGGGGCGACCAGCGGCCATTTTTCGCCCGCGGAGTACCTTTTCCAAATTTTCATTTTCTCAATTAGGAATTATCATTGATACTCAATAAGAAAAAGGGTAGACCTCAACTAAGTAAGGTCTACCCCGGGGCAGTGCAGCAGGCAGACATATTGTGCGGGCCAGACACTGCCTGCTATCTACTACATTTACATTATATTAAATTAAGAGTGTGCCATTCTATGCCATCTTTTCAAATTCAGCTATTGCTTTCTTGTGAAGTCTGTGAACTTGTCGCCACGAATACCCTAGTTCGACAGCTATCTGCTCCCATGGCAACGCATTAATGTATCTGAGATTCAGTACATCCCTGTATTGTCCGTCAGTTATTTGGTTGATGACTTGCTTGACCTTGTTTCGAGAATCAATCAATTCATCCCATTCTCTGTTTAGCTCCTCCCTACATTCTTGTAAGTGCTTACTGATTCGTGGCATAGCATCTCCCGATTCACATATCTGTATAGCTTCTGAATGTAGATCTCGGTTAATCGCACTTAGCTGAATCTCTAACGCACGCATTCGCTGCTCAGTATGGCGGACAGCTTGTAGTTCTTCATTAGCCATCATACGCGATAATCTCCATATTTACTGATAATCATCTGTGCTCGAAGTAATCCGTCAATGTATCCGCTTTCACGAATTCTATCATCTAGCATAGGTGATCTCAGTTGTCTATTACGGGCTCGTATGATGGCAAGACTTAAATCTGACTGTATGGCACCTACAATCACATCTGACCTGCTTCTACGCTTTTGCATCCTTTACCTCCATACGTTCGACAATATCCTCGATGGCTTCTACCATATCTGCTTTGCATTGCTCAACAGCGGTAAACATCTCCTCACACATGGCGTACGCATCATCACTCAAATCATCATCTAATCTCTCGGCAACATTATCCTTGAGATTATCTACAACCTTAACTATATCCATGACAAGATGATATGTGTCATCTAGATAGTGCCCTTTGTTAATTAATAGTCGCTCGACTTTTGTCATGATCTTCCCTCTTTGCAATTTCCCGATTTAGATACCAACGGGCTTTTTTCAAATCCTTAATGGCATCGTCCTTATGACCAGCTCGGGATACATACTTCACTACATTACCCAATCGATACCCTAGTTTCTTGTCTTCGATGTAATCGATAACCTCGATATCTCCTTGTGTATAATGGCTTGGGTGGTTTATATCATCGCATTGATTAACTATGCGATTAGGAGATTTATCTGCTATAACTTTCGCTATTGTTAATCCTGATTGATTCGATACCTTCTGTAAACGTTTTAGATTTTCGTTAGTTGCCAAATGTTTTAAAGTTTCATTAGCTGATAACTTAATAGGTGGCGGAGGGGGATTATTGGGTCTCTCATACAATCTACCTGGGGTCAGCCTCAATGCAGCCATGTATTTTCGATTATCAAGATATTTATCAGTGATATCTATAACTTGAATAGTCGTGTAACTCACTATTACCACGATGGCCCCGATTAATCCTGCCATTATAAATTGATCCATATCAATCATCCTTTCTGTATTTATCGATTCTTGCTTTTAGGCTTTGCAGCACATATTCCTGTGCTCGGTCTTTTTGGGCTAGCGCATCCATCATATCCTCGTCACGAGTTCCCTCACATATTAGATGGTGGATAATTACCTTCTCCATTTGACCTTGGCGATGTAACCGCTTATTAGCCTGTTGATATAACTCAAGACTCCAGTTTAACCCGAACCATATTACATGGTTACCGCCGTCCTGTAAGTTAAGCCCGTATGCCGTACTAGCCGGATGTGCTAATAGAATATCAATCTCTCCAGCATTCCACGCTATCTCATCATCGGCACCTTTTAGTTCACAGACTCTTAATTTAGTCTTAGCTAATGCTGCTTTTAACCGTTCACAGTCATGCTTGAAGTTATAAAACACTAATGCAGGCTTTCCGTTTAACTGTTCTACAAGTTCCATAAAAGCCTCAATCTTACAGCCATGTATCTCGTGAACGTTCCTATCGCCATCATATACGGCACCATTCGCTAACTGTTGTAGCTTTGTAGATAATGCTGCTGCACTCAAAGCTGTGATATCTTCGCCAGCTTCAATCAACTCTAATACAGACGTGCGTTCCATATCTTCGTAGGCTTTTTTGGCTTTCGCATCTAACTGCACATATTTAATATCGTTGATTACTGGAGGTAATTCCAAATAGTCATCAGCTTTCATGGATATGCATAACCCAGATATTGCCGCCATGATACTATCATTTGAATCGGATTTAGGTTTATAGGAGTACACCATTTCGCGTGACCTCTGATCGGGCTCGAAATAGTAATCCCTAAATCCTGTGTACGTTTTACCTAACGACTCGCCGCGGTCTAATAAATACACTTGTGCCCATAAGTCGATTAACCCATTAGGGGCTGGCGTACCCGTTAACAACACCATGCGCTTGATGTGGTTGTGCATATAGGCTAATGATTTAAAGCGCTTAGCTGTGTGATTCTTAAAAGAACTAGATTCATCCACAACTACCATGTCAAACGGCCATGCATTCTTGTAGTAATCAACTAACCACGTTACATTCTCGCGATTAATGATGTAGATGTCGGCAGGTGTGTTTAAAGCCTTAATACGCTTTTTCAGGCTGCCTAATACAGTAGATATCCTTAATATACCTACACCGTCCCATTTTCGTGCTTCTCGTTGCCATGTAGCCTCCGCTACTTTCTTAGGCGCTATGATTAGCACTTTACGGATGGCAAATCTGGAGTACTTCAATTCGTATATGGCAGATAACGTGATAATCGTTTTCCCTAAACCCATATCCAGGAATAACCCTATCTTATTTTGATTAACGGTCTTGTCGATACAATATCGCTGATACGCATGCGGAATAAACTGCATTACGCTTTCACCCCGAATTCTTCTGCGAATTGATCCAAATAATCGGCCACGGCATCAGCACCTTTTAGCACAAATACTTTTTGATTTAGCTTTTGTAATTCACGGGCTTGGACTCCCTGCAATCGCGAAAGTACGCCTTTGGATGTCTTCAATTCTACGAAATGAATAACACCATTCGGCCATATGACGATACGATCAGGCACACCGACATTACCAGGGGATACAAACTTATACGCTTTACCTCCCGAACGTTTGACGCCTGTAACTAATTTTCTCTCGATATCTTTTTCTAGCATTTCTCACCTCTGAAATTTTTAAACGTTAACATGTTTACATACGCGTATATGAGGGTTCAAATTAAGGCTGTAAAGGGCGTATTTTTTCTTAAAACTCTTTGTTTTGATATTTACCAGTATATAATGTTAACGATGTTAACCAACCTATATGAATATAGATAAATACTGACTTTATGCGTTAACATGGTACGTTAACATTCTCTGAATTCGTTAACATTCTAATGTTAACAAAAATACTGAGAATGTTAACGCTTAATTGAGAATGTTAACACTAAAATTTCAGTTTTGACTCGTTGATTCTAAACCCTCTTTGATGCCCATATTCACCAAATCTCATTAACTGACTTCCGCCCATTGTATACGGGGAGTCCGCCAGTATTTGATTAATTTCCCTGGTCTCGATCTTCTTCATGCGACTTGGGTCGTTACCAAAACATTCCCACCATACCTCTGCCGCGCAAATACGGTCACGATATACTAACTCTTGACCCTCGGCAGGCTTAGCATTCATGCTAAGGAACGTCCTCCGGGCGCTACGACTCATCACATTCCAATTTAACGGTACTTTGATTAATAAAAACTCATTAATCAGTCCTGCTTTGGTATTTGATTCCATGTGCGCCTCTCTGGTCGCATCAGCCAGTTTTAGTACGTTCGGGTCATCCTCGATAATGAGGCTTTCCCCGCTTTTATACCGATACAAGGCCTCCGCCCATAACTGGTCTACTTCCCCAGGAAGATTAACGAATATATTCTTTCGTGGAGTCGTCATCTCAAGATCAATTGGCCAAAATCGGCGATTGCCTGTAATATCTTTTAGAAATTCATATTGATTCGTACTGCCAAAGAACACACACTGCCGTGGATATTCTTGCGTACGTCGGCCATATGCTTGACGAAATACATCTACTTGACGACTTAGAAATTGCTTAGATGCATTTTCTTCAGCCCTCGAATACCCAGCCATTTCACCGGCTTCTATAATCCATTTACCTTGAATACCTTCTGCGGCTTCTTTACCCTCAAAGGTATTTAAGCCGTCAGCGTACCACTTCTTGCCCATTGTGCGGATAAGAGTACTTTTACCAATACCCTGACCTCCAATAAGAATTGGCATCGTATCATACTTGCATCCAGGCTCAAACGCTCGCGCTACTGCCGCCGTAAATGACTTTCTAGCGGCTGCACGGGTATATACATTATCCTCAGCCCCTAAGTAGTCGATGAATATGGTATCTAATCGGGCAATGCCGTCCCAGGATAATCCGTTAAGGTAATCTAGTACTTCATTAAATCCATTTTGCTCAGCGCACATGATGAGGGCGTCCATGATTTTATCCTTGCCGGTGATATCATATTTATTCTCTAGGTACCACCGTAAGCCCGCATCATCTGCGTCTGTCCATATGCGAAGTCCTGGTGTTGGGTTCCATGGTAGGGCCCCTTTTGCCACGTATCTTGAACCAAATCTATCATAGGCAAGTCTACCAACAAGCGCCGGATCATGGTGCATGATTTTAAGCATGTTATCTAGCGTGTTCTTAGGTCGACCATTCTCGTCGTACTTTAAAGTCGAACTTTTCATCCAGTCGACGTTCGTTAACGCATTAGGGTCAAGGTCAGATGTCTCAGCGTGAGCCGATACATCCGTGATAATATCGGCGAATACATTTGATGCTGACTCTCGGGCGCGGGCCATGTTGAGTTCATTAACGACTACCGTATCTTGCATAGCTAATTTAGCCATAGCCATGTAAGATGGCAGCTTATGCCCAGGTGTCCCATCCTTAGCAGTCTCGTCTAAGCTGTGGAACTTATGCAACCGGATAAGGTCAAAGGCATTAACTAATTGACCACTACACGGGTCAGTATTATGGTGACTGAACAGGAATGTATCGTCGTCGTATATAACTGCCCCGGCTACCGTTGAGCCAGTAACGAACGTTAAGCGGTCCTCACTGCCGTCAACATCGACATATGCATGAGGTATGAATTTATCAATCGCCTCACGGATTCCGTATATTCTACAAAATGCACCTACGATACCTGGCTTTTCTCTCGGATCAGCTTGCTTTGCAAGTAGCTGCTTTTCATGCTGCGACGCTTCCTTACCTGGTACTTGTGGCCAAGAACACACATCTCGCCAATTAGTATATTGGCTGAGCATACCGTCAGTAGATAAGAATGCCTTATCGCCTACATAATATACATATTGCGCATCATTCGGGCATGATGGCCAATACATGAGCCGAGAAGCTTCGAACGTAGTTCCATCCATCATACCAATGCCGATGAGCTCTGCCAGCTTACGAGCGATAGGCTCATACTCATCAGGTGTCATCGTTCTATCAGTAGGAACGATAACACGTAACCGTGGACGATGCACCGTATGAGAACGGGTTGAGTAGATGACATAAGCCATGCCTAGGCTATCAATCGTGCGAGCGACGTTCTCAGTTTCCCCAGGCGATATGGCATCCATATCAAGAGTAATCAGATCACGCCCAGACACGTTAATAGCTTTACGCTGCAGACCGTTTAACGTACCACCAACAAAGCCGCCTATGTCCTTTAACTTGCTTTTCTCAGATTTTGGCAATCTGTGGTATTCGTCCACGGTTTCTGTTGTACGAACGGGGATTTTGAGGCGTTCACAAAACTCGGACCACAACATCTCCGTACGGGTCCATTGCTTTGATGTGCGACTCGCACCGATACTGATGGTAATCAGTTTATCGTTTTGCAAGTGTATCCCCTCCTAATCTTTCATGTAATAGTCGTTAGTAAATCCTGCGGATGATAATAGCAGCCCATCTGCCCAAGGTATGTCAATTGAGAATATAGCGTTGACATCATTTAACGTAGATTCTGCATTCTCCTTGTTGATTTCAAGTACAGCTTCATCATGGATGTGCATGATAATTTGATATCCTGCATCCTCCAATCGGCGTAACGTTAACGCTAAACAATCGCGAGCGACTGCTTGTGTGATGTTTTCGACTAATTTGCCTCCATAGGTGCTTTCAGTAACCCATGCAGCATTTACCTTAGTCTTAAAATGTACAGCATCCTTACCGAACGCATTCTGCTTAATGCTTGGGCTAGGATAAAATAACTTACGTCCGCTAGGTAGTTCAATCGTCATATAACGGTAACCGTATATTGGATCAATTTCCAAACGGAACATAATGCCGTGGTCAAGGCCTATAGGATTCCCGGTAGTAACGGTGTACACGGCCGCATTCTCAACGGCATACCATAAATCTCTTATTCTAGGCGATGCGTTGCGCCATAAATTTACGATTTCAGGTAATTCCTCCTCATGGAGTCCCATATCAAGAGCTCCCATGGCTTTTAATGCATTCACTCCGCCTTGATAGCCGAGTGCCAATTCAGCGACTTTGCCTTTTTGTCTAAGGTGTCCATTTTCGCCATGTTTAACAACGGGAACACCAAACATAGATGATGCGGATGCACAGTATATGTCTCCGCCTTCAGCGAATACACGTTGCCGCCAATGTTCTCCCGATAACCATGCAATAACACGAGCCTCAATGGCCGAGAAATCGGCCACACATAATGTATTGCCTTCTTCAGCAATAATTGAGGTACGAATTAATTGAGATAGCGTATCAGATACATCACCGTATAGAAGTTCTAGCCCTTGACGGTTTTTGGTTTTAACAAGATGCCGAGCCGTGTCAAGGTTTTCGATGTAATTTCTCGGCAAGTTCTGCACCTGGATAAGACGACCCGCCCAGCGTCCGGTACGGTTGGCTCCATAGAACTGCAATGTTCCCCTGAGTCGAAGATCAGCACCCATGGCACTATCAGTCATCGTATATTTAGATACAGATGACTTAGCTAGCTTTTTACGAATCATGAGTACTTTTGCGGCAACGTCATCAGCATCCATCAGAGCATCGGCCACAGTGTCCTTAGTTAATTTATCAAGACTGACATTAGTATTATTGTTTAGCCAATCAAGTAATTGATTCCGGCTGTTAGGATTGCTAAGCCCCGTGATTTGGTAAGCCTCATTCATCAACATTTCTCGATTTTCTTCATCAATGTATAAAGCACCCTCAACCAATTCATGATCGATACGTACACCCCTGCTGTTGATTTGAATATCAAGATACCAATCTTTCCATGTATCATCAGGAACAGGGAATGAGGCTAATCTGTGATAACATTCCATCTCAGTCACAACGTCCTGACGGTTGTACTCAATGAATGCATTCCATTTATCCATGTCGTGCCTAGGTAGATTACGTGTACGGCCCCCGTTTCGCTTGGTAGGCTTACATGGTGTACAAAAGTACTTGATAAGTGCTTTCCCCGATGTGTCCTTTTTCTTATCCTGAGGTAACCCCAGGGCCTTGCCGAGTAAGGCTAGGCCCATAGGATATCCTAGGTAGGCACCGTGAATCATCGTGCACTGCCACTGATCAACAGATGTGAGTAACCCTGCACGATTTAGACACGTAATTTCAAATTGTGCATTGTAAGCGTGCTTGATTACATCTGGGTTTAATAAATCACGAATTACACTGTCAGGAATTACTCCTCCCTGCGCTAAATCTACAACTTCAACAGGACCAAAGTCGTAGGAATACGCAAATAGTAATATGGCGAAATCAGGCGATTCAGTATATTTGTACACTCCGAATGAGATATCAGTTGATGAATATGTTTCTATATCAATACTTAGATGCCTCATATCAGGCACCTATTAGTAAGGTTGACCAGTTACAGGGTTAATCCCTACAGGAGCTTGCTGTACAGGTTGCTGAGGTGTCGTAGCATATGCCGGTTGTACATAACCTTGTTGAGGTGCTTGTTGTTGCACAGGTTGACCTGCTGCTACTGGAGCACCAGTATATACATTAGCTGCACTACCTTGAGGTGCACCAAATACAGAGGATGCAGCAACGGGCATGCTACCCAACGCTTCACCATCGCGTACTTTTTGAACAGGGCCCAAACCACATCCGATACCAGTGGATTGATTGGAGTAGAAGAAGAATCGAACGAGTACATTGACATACATGCCGGAGTATACTTGTGTAGGATTTGTGAGAGGATTGCCTTGAAGATCTACTACTTCAACTTTATAGCTAGCATCTTGCGCTGCTGTAAATACCCAATGACCTTTACATTCAGGACCAAACTCCTTACCAGATTGTGTGTAACCATCACCATCATGAATTGGTACTTTAGGCTGTGCTGGAACACGTGCGCCGAATTTAGTACGAGCTGATTGGATAGCAGCTTCGATAGCATTCATGAGAGCTTGGTATTGAGCTACATCAGTTTTAGGTAAAAGAATAGTAGCTGAATATCTAGGTTTAGCACCAGGCTGTGTGGAATTAGCCCAAGGTTCTAATAGGTGACAATAGGATACACGAACATTTTGCAATAATACTTCAGTTGGTTGTGGAACGAATGACATAATTAATTACCTCCATTATTATCATTAGATACATTAAATATTTGCGCCGCAGTAGGCTGATTGGTGATCCGAGGGCGCTTATCGGATTCCTCAACTAGGGTAGGCTTACCTGCTTTCTTAACTATCATGTCGCCTACCATATCATTAAATTGGGTTTTACCGATGGTCTTTTCCATCTGTGCCAATGTTAATGTCTTGCGTTCATATAGAATGCTTTCATCGATGCCAGCTTTGATTAAAGTATCTATAGCAGCATCGGTGTCTTGAAATGCCCGACTACCACGACCCTCTACGGCTTTCCAGCCAGGGACTGTCACCCCATTAAGAGATTCAGTGAGCGCGTAGTCTTTCATATCCTCGAGCCAAGCAGCGACATCTTTCCCTCGACGAAGGTATTCACCGAGTTCTGTCATCGAGATAAGTCGAGGATCATGATTAGCAACTAGCGCACTGTGCAATGAGTCGTTTGCATCATATCGGGCTTTGCACTGTTGTTTTGCCCTGCAGAATCTGCACCAGTCACCGGGTTCAAATTTACCATTGCCAGACATAGCCTCATCTGCGCGAGGTTTGACAAATGTATTACCCCAATCCAGTAATTCTGCTGTAGGGATTTCCCATTCGCTGATATTATTAACACGGGGCTGCACGATAGTCATTTTGACCGTATTGAACATATAGAGTAATCTATACGCATCAATCGCGCCAAGGGCGTATAGCATCATTTGCGGATTGTGTTCCGCATCAACGACTACCCCTTTTCCGTGCTTATAATCAACGATGTGCAAGGTGTCGCCGGATAGAATAATACAGTCAGCTGTGCCGAATCCATCGGGTACATAACGGCTAAAATCAACGCGTTTTTCAATGGCTACTACTGGAGTTGCCGTACAACCTAACATAACACCTTTGACATATTCAAGGTATGTTTCCGAGGTATCGTCCATTTCTGGTTGCCACAACTCATCTTTTTTGATTTTGTTGAACTTGCGAGTGTATGTGGATTTCGCCATGGCCGTTGTATACTTCTGTAGTTTTAACTCACACAGTTCGTGTGCCAGGGTTCCTTCCTTTGCATATACAGATGTGCTATCGGGAAAGATCTCCTCTAGAAGAGGGGCGGCTGTACAATGCAGCCACCGGTGTGACCCCGATGCGTTTAATAATGCATGTGATCGAGGTGCCATTAGATTCTTGCCCCCAATCCTCTAATTGCATTTACTAATTCAGGGTATCTGTCCTCAGGTACTTCACCCAAGTATTGAACACCGAATTGTGCCATTAATTGTTGCAATTCTACAGCTTTCCCTGCGTCAAGTAATGGTGCAAGTGCCGCTTGAATTTCAGGCAATGTATACTTTTTAACTTCCTGTGATACTGGAGCAGTAACAGGTGTTTGCACAGGTGCGGTAACTGTTTGTACCGGGGTATCAGTTGCCACGTTGACAGTTGGTGCCGTAACAGCTACTTGAGTAGGAGTAACTTGTACAGCTGCATTAGGTGCCGTCATGGATATGGAGTTTGGTTGCACAGCTACTGTTGTAGTAGGCACACCCTGATTTGTATCTTGTGGTGTAAGATTAGATACGCACACGGACGGTGCCGCTACTGCAGATACTACTGTGCCGACTGTGCCAGGGGCTTTATCATCCATCGCTCTATCGTTATCAACAAAACTTTTGAATTGATTTAACACAGCTTTTAGCTGATTATATACATCTAGTACATTAACTCCTTGAACTTCAACTTTAATCATTGTTTAACTCCTCCTGAATATTAATAATTGATTGGTTATAATACGATTCTTTTAACTCAAAACCTAAAGCCCTACGGCCCATACGAAGTGCCATAACTGGGACCGTACCAATACCAGCAAATGGATCAAGTACGATATCATTTGGATTACTCCACAATTCTATGCATCGAGCCACAGTATCTAGCTGCAGCGGGCAAATATGGCGTTCGTCCTTATTATCACGAGCTGCTTTATAATTCAGCGTATGTGTTTGGCGGATGTCAGCCCATACAGGATTAGCGTATCGTCGCCATACTTGATGGCTATACATAGGCTCCGTATTGTATTTTTGCTTTTTATCAAACAAATCTGGATTGGGTGCAGGTCGATCAATTCCTTTGATTCCCTCAGGTTCCTCTTGACCGAAAAACTGGGTAAACCCTTCCGGGTGTGCAATAGGTTCTGGATTGTCACCAGGTTTACGCAACGTCACGATGTAATCAGGCGCCCCCATTCTACACATGGCAGAATCTTTTACAATTTGTTTGTGTAAAAGCCCTAGCGCCTTTGTCCGAGTAGCCTCAATGAGAGGATCTTTCCAAATCGTGACTCGGGAATGCATCACGAATCCAGCATCCTGGAAGGCTCGAATAATGTCACCAGGAAAATCTTTCATTCCGATAACACCGTCCCTAGATTTCGTGAGTGGCAAATCCATACAATGAACTGATACTAATCGCCCAGGCATTATTACGCGGTATAGTTCTGTTATCAAGTACTTGAAGTGCTGCCAAAACTCGCTATCAGTAGATGAGTTGCCCATATCCCTATCAGAATTAGAGTAAACATACAAGCTACTAAATGGAGGGCTAAATATAGAGTAATGAACGCTATCATCAGGTAGCCCTTTCAGCACTTCTACTGAGTCGCCATTATAGATTGCAAATCGGGACTCAATTAACTGATTTAGCACGTTCACGTTGTAGGTCCTCCTTTGCTTTCTTATTTAGCGCTTGCAGCGTTGCGACTCCAGCAAGAGCGGCTATACATTTATTCATGCCTGCATCAACAGCTAATTTAGTCAATTTGGCTGCTTTTAACTCATTGATGTGGATGACTCTTATGTTATGATTCTTAGCATAAGCTAATTCCAAATTGCACCCGGTTGAGTTCTCCCAGCCGTTGCACATTACGATTGCATCGCAGCCACTTAGAAGGTCAATGCACCAGCCCATGCCAGTATCATAATCGACCTTATTGTACAGATGCCCAAACATATGTATAGGTGAAAGGAATATATTATGCGTATCGCTGCCAAAAGGTTCCTTTATTGGAAATACGCCCATATCTTCCTGCAGCCACTTTAATACAGAGTCAGCATTCTTTTTGTTTTTAGCCAACCCTCCGAATGGATGGCTAACGTAAATTTTAGTCATATAACAGTCCTCATTTCTGCCCAGTTAGGTAACACCATCGGCACACACGGATTGTATTCCGTTGATTCCCGTCTAGTTTTAGATAATTCAGTACGAACAGCGTCACGGGTTAGCGCAATCATAGCATCCCTCATTTTTATAGCATCCGCTTCCTTACGTTCGATATTCTCTTTAACCGCGCCTTCCTTTTCGGAAATTACGATATAGGCGTTCACCTCATGCTTCTGACCAAATCGCCAGCATCGACGAAGCGCTTGATAATACTGCTCATAACTATCAGACAGCCCTACAAATATCATATTGTGGCAGTTTTGCCAGTTCATTCCGAATCCAGCGATACTTGGTTTTGTTACCAAGCATTTTAGGAATCCAGAACCAAAACCTAACATCATGCCTTGCTTTCGAGTTGCCTTATCACTACCTTTGACATCCTCTGCGAGATCAATCATTTCTTTCAGAGTAGTCGATTCATCATTAAGGTCGCACCACACTAGCCATTGCTCATTAGATGCATTGACTAAATCAGCTGCTGCTCTACATCTTGATTCAAGAGATGCTTTGCGAGCCCTACGGCGTTCCAGTAAGGATAAAGTAGGGACCTCCTCACCTGTTTTATCAACAACAATTTCATGTACGTGTAACTCAGGCAATTCATATCCATCATCTCCATAACCCAGGGATGCCGGATTATCTAGCACTACTGCCCATGACGCCATCCACTCCCAAAAGGTATTCTCTGCATGGCCTTTTAATCGCCATTTAGAGGTATCACTACCATCGTGCGTGAAATACATAGATAGCATCTCATTACGGCTCATAATGCCGAGGAACTCCGCATGATTGCCAAGCTCCATATAGTCATTCGGTGCAGGCGTTGCCGTACACGCCAATCGATATGGCGTATTACTGAATCGATTAATTAAATCCGTACGTACCTTACCAGTAAATGACTTTAGGATACTCGATTCATCAAGCACGACACCTATCAGATTGTCGGTATTAAATCGACCCAATTTCTCGTAATTCGTAATATTAACGCCTGGCACAATATCATCATCGGATTCGCATATAGTCACAGGAATATCGAAACGTTCACCCTCGGACTGTGTTTGAGCGGCCACAGCTAGTGGTGCTAATATGAGTACGGATCCACCTGTATGTAGATAAATCTCATACGCCCAGGACAGCTGCATTAAAGTTTTACCTAATCCGCAATCTGCGAATATGGCAGCTTTACCTTTTGCTAAGGCCCATTTAACGATATCTCGTTGGAAGTCAAATAGATGTTTGTTTAGCATACCTATAGCAATATCAAATCCGTGAGATTCCGACATTTTAGACTTGGAGTTGATGAAAGCGTTATAATTCATCGACAAACGCCTTTACAGATTCATACTCAGTAAGTAATGCCGAGAATTCTGGATTATCTTTTGCAAGTAATCGATACATAGTCAAACGCTCAGCGTTCTTAGCCTTTTGCTCAAGTTTCTTTTCAATGTCCTCCAACTTAGCTCGATCGCTTTCACGTTTATCGCATTTAGAGGTATCAATAACTGCAATGACCTGTTTGACTACATTCCCTTTGAAACCTTGCATCCGAACAGTATCAAGGTCTTTTGCCTTTTTTAAAACACGAGCAATGCCTAAGCCGTTTCTTGATTTAACAACAACCCAATCGCCAACACCAATGTTATCGATTGGAACATTTGTATCGGATTCGTAATATCTAAACCAAAATTCATCTGGGCTATGTACAGGTGTGTTATTTTGCCAGTAATAATCACTGGTATCGTAAGTAACTAATAGGAATTCCATAAGATGTCCTTTCTGTGATATAATCAACGTAGAATAATATTTTTCTAATTTGAGCTTGTTGATGTTGCCGCATCATCAGGCTCATTTTTCATGCCCAAATCCTCGCACTCATCAGGAATGCAGTAGTCTCGATTTGAGCAGGTGCTACAATTTCGCAATTTAATCACCTCCTTATATGCATTTAGTTGTAATATGGATTGCGACAGTATTCGCCGCATTTTCTTACTTGCGGGATGTACTCGACATCTTCGCGCTCTTCAGCATCAACTTCCTCCATATCCTTTTTGTAACCATACATGGATACGGCCAAACCGATGAGAGCCTGCACACAGAACTGTACATATCCTATTTGGTCAAGCTCTAAGGCCCCCATAGAGCCTGCGACCAAAAACGTGCCAATTAACATATAGCTCATTAATACTCATCCTCCTCCTCTTCAATTCTTTCAGCCGTAATACCATCTGTAGTGACGATAATACGAATTTCTGATTCATCGTAATCACTCATAAAATTTTGCAACTCATATGCCGCATCCATGATATCGCAATCAATACTATTTAAAATTCGATCTGATTCGACTGCTTTTAAATGTGCAGCCATTGCTGTTTTGTTTACTGGAATTTTAGTCATAGTTAAGGTCTCCTTTATAACATCATCATTGATAAAATAGATGCTACTGCAGCTGCAGCTAAGCTTAAATGCATTCCTGCGTCAATCCATGTCATGATTTACATCTCCTTTAAACCTTTAAAATAACCAGGAACGTGCCTGAATCCAGAATGATATAGCGTCGATACCTGACAGTTTGATATGTCGGTACTTTTAACATACTTGATGGCCTTCCGGATGGTGTTGTCAATTAATCGCGTTTTTAAGTTAGAAAATCCCCAATTTGAGGTACCTAACTCTTCAAGCTCCATCAGCGCCCATCGTTTTGTATTACATTTTCTGTCGAGGCTATACTGGAAACCACCTACGATTCCTTTAATTACGGAAATTGTGTAATGGTAGGATGTATTACTCCATTTCATGATTTATCCTTCCTATTGAATATGCGCAGCTTTGAATTCTGCATCGATAATTTTTAAATCCCAACCTAATGCGTGCATCAGATAGGTCTTAAAACCTTCCTTGTCTATCACAAAGGCTCTTGACCTCTTCCCTGGTGACTGCCAGGCATAGGCAAATGGAAATTTGCCTATTGCGATGCCCTCTCGGACAGCCGTCAAGCTAATTCCGAGTACAGTCGCCATTTGGCTTACTGAGATTACTTTTTTGATCATATGCACTGCCCCTTTCTTTACTTGATTTTAATTCAAGTCCCTGGTTAAAAAAATTTGGTCTACGGTACACCCAAAGTATGCAGCCACTGCTACAACTTTACTTATGGCCACGTTAGATATATCCTTTTCCCACGCTCCATAGGTTGGTAAAGATATGCCTAAATCAGCGGCCACTTGGGCTTGTGTAAGACCCTTTCTTGCCCTTAGTTCAGCTAAATAAAATTTCTCGGGCATTAATACCACCTCCTTTTGTGTCATCATCTTAACATGAATTAAATTCAAGGTCAAGCATTAATTTGAATTTTTTTCAAGTTTTTATAAAAAAATATCAAATTTATTTGAATTTAAGTCAAATATATACTATAATTTAACTATAGTTTGGGGGGAGAGATTAAGGAGGAAGAGATGAGACTTTCAGATAATATTAGACGCTTCAGACGACTTCGTGATCTATCACAAGAAGATATAGCAAAAAAGCTAGGATATAAATCCTTTACAACTATACAAAAATGGGAAACAGGTATGGCCGAGCCGCCTGTAGGTAAATTATACGAACTAGCTGACATACTCCGTGTCAATATTATGGAATTACTAGGTGAAGAGCCTGACAATAATATAACGGATATGCCTCTCAGTACTTACAAATTTGTACCCGCATCAGTTTCAGCAGGTGCGTTAACTAATATAGATAGCATCAACTATATGCCAAGTGTTATGATTCCAGACTTTATGATGGGTCGCTACGCAGGTAATAGAAGTATTATTCTCATGCATGTAAACGGCGAAAGTATGAATAATGTCATTCAAAACGGCGCCGTTATTGCCGTTTTAACTAATATAGAGTTGAGTGACATCCATAATGGCGATATTGTCGTAATTAAGAACGGTGGCGACTACACAGTTAAAAGATTTTATAATGATAGCTCGCATCAAGAATTCGTATTTAGACCGGACAGCAACAATATGGCGTTCCGCGATATCGTATTCAGCTATGATGCAACTGATGACTTATACCTAATTGGTAAAGTCGTAATGTACAATGTGACTTTATAAAGATGCATAAAGGGAGATGTTAATATGAATCGTAAAATTGGGGTATCTACTGTAGTCATACTAATAATGTTAGTTGTAGGAGTGGCTATAGCACTAAAACCATCCGCAAGTCTTACTTTTAAGAATGCTACGGTAGCAGGGTATACGTTCACGCAAATTGTTATCGAGGATTGGACTTTTACTAGGCAACAAGTAGACTCTCACGGCATGGTACGTACCGATGCAGGTGATTTTGACGGTGATTTCACAATAGCTCAGACTGTACCACCAAACTATGCATTGCTGGCATTTCCTAGTTCATTTATGTATCATCACATATTAATATCGAGCGCGATATCACCAGATGAGCAAGAACTAATACGCTCCGGTAAAGTAACCTTTACTTACTACATAAATGGAGTTCCACACGATATAAAGTTTAAGTAAAACAATAATACCCCTATCGCATGATAGGGGTATTTTAAGAGGAATATAAACATGGCTATGAAAAGAGCAAACGGAACGGGATCCGTTTATAAAATGAAGCATAAGCCCTTACGCAAGCCCTACCGTGCAGTCGTAACTACTGGCTACGACGAGAATGGTAAATGCAAGCGTAAGACAATCGGCTATTACGCTAAATCAAAAGAAGCTTGGGATGCCTTATCAGAATATGGCATCTACCCAGAGAAATTTGAAACTAAAAAAGTTTTATTCAGTGAATGCTGGCGATGGATGATTGCTGATAAAGAACGGAAAGGAATAAACGTCAAAAAAGGCGGATATTCGACCGCACAGGCTAAGTTAACCTCTATTTGGAATAAACCTATACAAGAAATCAAACTCGTTCATCTACAGGCCATAATCGATGAAAACAGCCATTTGAGTCGGTCGTCTATTGGTCTTATCGTTAAAGGATTGAATGGCGCCTTTGAGGCAGCTATCAAGAATGATGTTATTATAAAGAACTATGCTGCGCTATTAGAATTAAAGCCAGCTGAAAAGTCAGATATGCATAAGCCTTTTACGGAGGCAGAAATTCAAACAATATGGGAACATACTCACATGGATATAGCCAAATTACTTTTAATGTACATATACTCAGGCATGCGCCCCGTTGAGTTGTTATCCATAAAACTTGAAAATGTCCACCTGGATGGGCGATATGTCATCGGTGGTGTAAAGACAAAAGCAGGTAAGGATAGAATAATACCTATCGCGGATTGCGTTATGCCTTTTTATCGTGAAATTTACGCCCAGGCGCTCGTTTCTAACTCTGATACACTTATCCCTCATGGGTACACTTCAAAGTACCTAGGAAAGCCAGTAAAGCGATTTTGTAAGGAGTTAGGAATATCTGACCACTTACCACATGATACTCGACATACGTTCATCACATTGGCTAGTAACTACGGAGTGGATCGCTATATTCTAAAATCAATAGTCGGCCACACGCAAAGTAAAGACATTACCGCAGATGTGTACACGCATAAAACGATTGAGCAGTATATCGAAGAAGTAAATAAGATACCCGCATCATTTAGTTAA